AGACCTTTCTTAATAGCATCGCTCAAGCTCGTAGCTTTCACATCAACAGTTTGTCCTTTAAAGAGTTTACCAACTTTCTTAGTAATAGTAACTGTCCACCAATTTCTTGCTTCTTCAAGTTCTACTTCATTAACTGGAGTTGATTCAATAATTGGGCTTTGATCTTCCTTTAATTTGAGTTTAAGATCATTTGCTTTAATAACTTTATGAAACATATTACCTCGTGTACCGTTAATTGCAAGATGATCAGCATTGCCAATTTGAATATCCTTAACCTTACTATCTTTTACAGGTACCCATGCTTGGAACGTTGACTTATCTTTAAATGTCAACGTATACATTTCGGGAAACGTTGGATTTGGCTGAGGCGTTTTCTTATATGTAACTTTATTCTTTTGAATATATTTAGTTAACGTTGCCAAGAATGTTTTCTTTGGGCTTTTCGGCGAACCTTTACTGAGTTTCCACCAAAAGGTTTGAGCCATATTAAGGTTGTGATTAACACTTAAACCAAGTTCATCATATTTGCTTTCTTCCAATTCATCAGATTCCTTAACTTCTGTTACTCCCTTCGTTAAGAAATTTTTTGCTTTTTCTGTGATATCAGGGGTTGTATTTTCTAGATCATCTGATTCGTGTACTTCATACCCATCTTTTTCCAATTGTCCTACTTCTTCATCTGTTGAAGGAACATTATTAAAAATAGATGAGGCTAAACCAACTTTATGAATTTCTAAAGCTTTTTCCATTTTTTCTTTAATAGCTCTATCAAAAGCTATTTCTTCATCTGCCCCTTTAACTATTGATGCAAACAATTCAGTTGACAATTCTCTCATCTTATTTATATTTATACGTTTTGTAATTTACACTTTTGGTTTAATACTAAAAATCTTCATCCTCATCCTCATCACCAGAGGCTTCCTTTTCAGCGGCAATTTCTTTATCTAAACGAGCGATATCATCACTTGATTGACGAAGAATCGTCTTTCTAACATACTCGTTTGAGATGTATTTGCCAACAAGATCTTCCAGCATCTGAGCCATCTCTAATCGCTCTCTAAGAATTTCGAATTCTTTAAGTTCAGCAAAATAGTTATCTTCTAAAAAATCAATGTTAATAGATTGTTCAATATTAGCCCAGTCTTTTTCGACGATAACACCTTTAAGAATAAGCTGGATGCGCAATGCATCTAAAAGCATATATGCGAACCTTTTTCTTAGTCTATCAATAAACTTCTGGAACTTAACTTCTTCTCTAGAGATTTCATTAGATTTACCGGTCGTATATTGCGTTTCTTGTTCTAATCGAGCAACGGGAACGTTTAGTGCACGATATAGTTTTTTCTGAAAGAATAAAACATCTTCAATTTGACCAAGATTTTCTCCACCGCTTAAAGTCGTAATTTCTGTTCCTCGACCACCTTCTCGGCGAGGAAGATAAAAATCTTCGAGCATTGACATATGCCGTCTATCATCAGTAATGTTACCCGTAGTGGCATCATAAACCAGCTTATTACGATATCTTGATACGACTTGTTGCACGTACTCTTCGGCTTTACCCTTAGGTAAGTTACCTACGTCAATATAGAATATTCTTCGTTCAGGCGCACGTGATACGCGGTACACAACCAACGAATCTTCCATGTATCGAAGCTGGTTGGCAAGTTTTAGTGCTTTATGTAAATGACCTAGTGTTCTTAGATTCGCTGAATCTTTTATGCCGGAATTCGTTTGAATGATTGCGTCATTTGCAATTTTTACACCATTAATATTTCCAGAAGTTTGAGCTGCAGCTTCGGGAGAATACACATAGTATTCATCTACGACCTTTTCATACTCAACTTTTGTTTTTTCATCTGTTTCGGTTTTAACCTCACGTATTTTATTAATGTGTGTAGCTTCAATTGGTCGTATTTCTGTAATGCCTTTTTGGGGATTGGTGCTATTAACGATCACATTAAAATACGACTTTCCATCCACATACCAATTACGAAAATACTCACTGGCTCTACGGTTAAACTTATAAAGTTTCAGTACATTCTTAAATTCTTTTACAATCGCTTTTTCAACCTCCTCTGGATGAGAAGCTGTAAACTTTAAACTAACGGGAGGCTTATCATCTGAAGAAGCAATGGCAGCATCGACGATGTCTGCAATCGCTAAATCACATTCTGGCTGCAAAGCTACTTCTCTATACTTGCGTATAAGATCATGGTCTGAAGTAGCACCTGACTCGCTTAAATCTACGTATTGACCAAAGTATCCTCCACCTACAGTGACATTTAAACCGTCTTCATCATCTACCTTAGGAATAGGCGAAACAACTTCCTTCTCTTTCCCTTTCGAAAGACTTTTAGCTATTTCGTATCCAAATATATTAATCGCCATATTAGTTATTTATAACACTTATGCCAAAGATAATACGATAAAGCATGGGGGAAAACCCCCATGCTCACCATATACATATTAGTATTTTAACTGCTGGTATTTGATTCCCAATATTGGTAGTCAAACGCAACAGTGAATTCTTCAATAGCATCGGTCGAATCATTACTTAATTCGATTGAAGATATACTTGTAGGATATGCCCCGCGTAATACATATGATTTTATAATATTACCTTGTTTATCTAATTGGTCAATGCCAAGATCTGTTTGATAATCGCTAGGATTTGTAAGTCCAGAATTTGACGCGTATGTACTAATACCATTTTGCCAACGCTCCATTGCGTCTCTAATTTCAAATCCGGTATCATTAATAATCGTCACAGTCCAAGCCTCGAACGTGCGGTCACCAGCAACCTTTAGTTGTCTTCCACGATATGGGACACTAATTACACCAACCGTGCTTTCGGGTAATGCTGCTGCTTTACACATGAATTGTGCTAGTTCAGTATCACCTGCCGCGTATCCGGGGAATGTGAGAGTAGCTTTGAAAAGGTTAGCTCTTGCCCCTCCTCCAACTAATTTTGCTTTTAAATCGTCTACTGTAGCCATAATTTTTCCTTTCTTTAATTTTTTGTTTAGTTGCCAGTTCCAACGATTTCAGAGAATTCAACACCTGTTCTTGTAGCAATAAAGTTAAGAGTGATGAAGTTGATGGAACGTGCAGGTTTAATATAAATATCTGCTACAAATCTATTAGTATCGATAACGTCTCCTGTGTTATTTGTTTCGTCGCATACAACCATGAAGTCGGTAATACCACGACGACCTTTAACATCTCTAAGGAAAGGCTCGGTCATATTCCTAAACATTGCTCGAGTGAATTCATCATTCAATTCGAACAACTGGAATTTAGAAGCTGTGGAAATTGCCTTTTCAAGAACAATAAAGAGTCTACGAACGTTAATTCTATCGAACGCAGATGGCTTACTTTGAGCAGTCTTATCACCGAATAACAGAATTCCTTGTCCAGGCTCTGCAATAACTGGGTTAATACCACTTTTGTATAACTCATCTCTTTCGCTCTTGTTAGGGTTCCACTTAAGTTTAGTTACACCGAGTAAATTTCCACGGTTATAACCAGCAGGTGAGAACCAAGGATCGTTAGTGTCGTCAGTCCTTGCACATAGACCAGCGATGTGGCCGTTTGCAGGAATATAACGATATGAATCGGTGTACTTATTATAGACATACACCGCTGAACTATCAAGGATAACATAAGAACTATTGAAGTCCAAATCAGCCGATACAGCATCTACATCATTTGCAGTCGGTGCAGGAGAAATAAATCCTACACAATCTTTACGAGTTGTATCGCAAAGTGATAAAACTTTATCTGCAACAATTGAAGAAACTGATGGATCATCGTCAGTTTCAGCAAATACTAAATTAACATCGATTTCTGACGGATTGTCAAAATAACCAAGTGCTGTAACAACGTCTGCCTTACTTGCAGCATCTGCAGCATCGCTACCATCAGTACCGCCTGATAATGAATACCCAAATAAGTCTTCGTCATTAACAGTGGCGATGGTAATTTGCACGAAATGATCATCGTCCTGAGTACCTCCCAGTAGTTCATAGTATGGCACGTCAATGCGGTCATCGACATCATAGCCAAACCCACCATCTAAAACAGTTACCGCAACTTCATACGTACTTGTATTTGCATTTATGGAAATATCAATTTCAAACTTCGCACCGCTACCAGTAGCACCAGCGTCTGGTACATATAATATACCAGGTGTAACGCCATGAGTTACAGTGTATGTTCCAACTGCGAGTTCATCGACCGGAGCCTCACCACTGTAGTACTCAGTAAGTACATTAGTAGTAGTGGCAATACTTGAATCTGCAACCAAATTAGCACTGAATACTTTACCGGATGAACCTAATGTACCAGGTACAGCGTAATCAACACCACTAATCGATGATTGGAATGATGTAGCAAATGCTGTTTCGTTGATGTATACATAATCGGAATCGCGATTAATTACTGTCTTATAGTAATTTGAACCACCTTCTTTTGTAGCATCAGCATAAAGTGAAAGGCCTTCGAAGATTTCTAGAATAGCACCTTTTGTACCACTAAATCTACCATCTTCATCAACAATAATGACATGAATTTCATCATTTGCACCCGCTTGAACATTGGATGCAGCCCAGGTTGTTGTACCAGCTACTGCGTTTACAGAATTGTCTAGGTTTGAATCACTAAACTTACCTGCTGTTCCATTTGGTGAATAGATTGCACATGCAATGTGTGCCTTTAAACTATTACCAAGTGCGCCTGGACAGCGTGCTTGAATAACACCAGCAATGCTGCCAAAGCTAGATAAATCATCAAACGAATCATCATTGTCAATTTTAACTACGTCGGTAGCTGTTCTATGGCGTGAGCCTGAAGCGTTTTTAGCATCATCGCTAATCGCTCGAGATATACGCAGTGTGTTTGCGTATTTTAAAAAGCTTGCGGCCTGTAAGAATGAAGTATAGTTATCATAATCTCCACCATCAGCAGTGCTGCTTGGTGTGCCATATTCATTTACTAACTCTTTCTCCGAAGAGACGAGTCCTACTTCTCCAACAGGGCCCCAGCTGAAGTGTCCTGCGAAAGCACCGATCGATGTCGATACTGCAGGAATCACGTTTGTTAAGTCAACCTCGTTGACTTCTACTCCTGGTGATACTTGAAATCCCATTTTTAGTTGTTTCCTTTCAATTGTTAATTTATAAGTTTAAGCATAATAAGGTTTGTCTCAATACTTCTATTTATAACTTATGACTTTTAAAGATCATGCCATTCTTTAATGTCATTAGCCATCTGTTCATGGTGACTACTCGCATCTCGCCCGTCACTAATTATGCCGAATGGTGGAACATCGTTTTCAATTTGCTCCATCTTTTCTTTGAATAGCATTTCTTTAAGATCTACAGTGGAAATATCACCAAACGCTTCTGAAGAAACAAACCACGCAAACAAGACTAAGTTCATAACTAGGTCATCATGATTGCCTTGACTTGCCTCATATGAACTCCCCTTTGCTTCAAATGTCGAAAGTTCCAATATGCTATGTTCATCAACAATGTTTAATTTACCTAGCTCAATCAAATCTTTCAAGTTGGAACACCCAATACGTTTAACACGTTTTGTCATCATAACACCAATACCATTCTTTTTGACAGTTGATTCGACAAACATGTTTTCATACTCGTGTTCGTAATACACATCATTACAAACAACCATTCCAACATCGTTGTTTTCGATAATTACTAGAGCATCATTATATTCTTTCGCAACCCGAACAATAATATCTGGAAAAATCATTGGGGATATCATATTATCTCTAAAACAGGCGACCTGTTTAAAATTTCCAAAGGTTGCGTCGATTACTGTAAATGTCGAATAGTCTTGTCCACGCCCCTTTGAAACGTCGACGGTCATAACATATTGATGGTCAGTAATTGGATCTTCATAATAATTTACACCACGGTGCCTTTTATCTGGTGTATGCATTTGAAGACCTATAAGAATATTCGAAGAAATTAAAGTATTAGATGTGCCAATAAAGTTGTTTCCAAATTCTTGTTCAAACTGTAATTCAGACGTATTAGCAACTGTCATTTGTTTCCAAGCTTCATCTCGCCCTGGAACATCAAACCAATCAACCCTAAATGGTGTAAAGTTATTCTTATTCTTTTGTGCACCTTCCCACAACGAACAAAATAAGTTACCAATCCCATTCGCAGTTGATGTAATAATAACCTTTGTATCATTACCTGCAGAAATTACAGGATATGTTGAGGTGTAAAATTCATTCGCGTTTTCCACGAAAGCGAACTCATCAAGGAAAAGTAGGTTGGCTGAAAGACCTCGAATAGAACTTGCTGAAGTTGCAGACGCAACAATTTTGGAATTATTCGAAAACTCGATCGAACCTTTATTGAGCGCTTTACACCCCGGTTGAAGAAAGAAAGGTAAATTTTCTAATGCAAGTGTGATGCGGCTTAACATCTCTCTAGCAGTTGCACCCTTATTTGCCAGGATCGCAATAGTTTTTTCCGAATTAAAAATACTATACCATAGAATATAAATCACTGATGAAATAGACTTTCCAGATTGTCGACACGCTAAAACAATATTAAATCTATTTTCATTAAATTGTGTGAACATCTTTTTCTGATATTCGTATGGCTTAAACGCGACAAGACCTTTATCAAGAGAAATAACCTTTACGTAATTCTCTGCAAAGTAGACCGGATCAGACATACACTTCATGTATTCATCAACTTCTTTAGCTGAGAATGGTGTCTGAAGACCATCTTTTCGAATAAGCGGATTTCCAAGATAACCGCCTGTGCCGTTAATCGTATTACTCTGTGACATCTATTGTTTTTTCTTCTTCATCATCAGTTCTACACTTTAAGAATTTTTGCAACTCGGTTGTAGAGCCTACAAAAATGGAATTGTTTGTAGTTGTGCTTGAAGGCCCATTCTTTTGTTGTGTAATATCTTGTCGAGACTTCTGCAACTTAACAAGATCCTGAGTCATTTCACTTGTGTGCTTTATCATCGCACCAAGAACTTCAAACGCTCGAGGATGTTCTGACTCTGATGCCAGTGCCATCATCTGATCAATTGCTTCACATGATTGATCTATTAAAGATTTCATTTTATCACGAGAATATTCAACGTCACTCTCGGTGTCCTTTATGATTTCTTCATTAGACACTGAAGATTTAGGTTTTTTTATAATGTCAAGGTTTTCTTCGAGCGCATCATATATTTCATTTTTTTTATCCATGGTCAAATCCAAACGTCGTTGTTATTGTATCGCTATCGTCAAGAGGTGCGTCATCAGCGTCATCTACCGCAACACGGACGTTTTCATTTTCTGTGCCATATGGCTCGTTAAGTTTCAATGTGTCACGATCGTCTTTATCTGCGAAAAAGAATGTATCAACCTTTCGAATAATTGAACTTTTTGTTGTTGCACCAGCGAATTTGATTTTCATAGAAAAATCAAGAGTGTATATAATACTTCTTCTGGTTAAAAAGTCTCCTTCGTAATCATCTTGAAAGGAAACACCATTGAGAACAATTGGAACGTCAGTCGTCGTATTAGCACCTTCTAATTCCTTAATCGCAATAGTGTATTCTGGAGAAAAAGTAGGAATGATTTGCTCGACTATCTGTAAAGCTTCATTCTGATTTTCAGCATATATGTTTAATTGCATTCCAAGAGTGTATGGAACTGATTGGTAAAGTAAATCTACACGGGTATTATCATTATCAATAGGTAATGCTCGCTGATTAAACTTATTTAATTTTGACGTTGAATCGTATTCTATCGACGTAATTTCAAAACTCATCCTTGGCAACTTAATTGCTATCGTCTCGCTTTTTGAACCTGTCGAATCGGATTGAATGCGAGCTAAAAACTTTTTCCGAGGCCCATACGAAATTGGCACCTTTTCTTCAGTCGCACCAGTTCTTAAAATTTTAATATTGTTAAATAGCGTACCAAATACTGCAACTGACTTGCGTATTGTCTTATTGTAAAAATGTGTTCCGTTTAACATATTAACTAGTTATATTTGGCATTCCAAACGGGTTAGTGGTGCTAAAATCAATAAAGGAATTTCCTTCAAGTTCAAAATCCGGATTATCGGCATATGGATCATTATCGTCAATCGTATCGAATGAATCGATAGTAGTAATAGCATAATCACCACTAGCGCCGGTGATGTTACCCCAGCTACCAGTTGTTGGAACAAATCCAGTATTACTACTATCACTTGCTCTTTGATTAACAACATCAATATACGTATCGCCTACAGTTGCAACTTCTCCGGTGATTGTTAGGGTACCATCGGTCTGAGTTACATCTTCGCCTATTACAAATTCACCACTTCCACTTCCAAGATTAACTCGTGTTCGAATAGCGTATCGTGTTTCAAAGATATCAATCTCGTCAATTCCTGTATCAAGCTCTTCATTACTATATTCAAATTGTTGACACGTTAACTTAAACGTTGGAATATTCTGCAATTGATAGAACGGTGTCTCATCCTCAACATAGTTAATTTCAAATAGACCATTCACAAGAGGGAAGTAAATTAGATCACCTTCCTGAGGTCTTATTTCGGTAGGATTCTGAAAGCGTGAAACAAGCTGCTCCCATCTACGATTGGAAACGACTAGGTTAACGCTATCTCGTATTTCAACACCGAATTTGGTTAATAGATCCCCATCTCCTTCGAAGCCATCAACGTTTTCGAGATACATTTCAATTTGAAACGCCTCACCAAACTTAGACAATTCATCTTCATTAAAAATAAAGTCTGTGTTAACGATTGACCGAGGAATATAAAAAACATCATGACCATATATCTTCAGAGCCTCTATAACAACGTCTTCATAGAGTCTTTTTTCTGCGGTGGTCCCTTGACTAAAATGAACATTCCTAGGCATATTAACCAATAAAATCTAATGGTGGCAATTCGTGTTGAAGTCTTACTTGTTCTTCTAACTTTTCAATATCTGCTATAGCATCATCATATATTTGACGACCGTTAAGTGTTACACCACCTGGAAGAGTCATGCCTTCAAACTTGATAAGATTAAGACCCCATTGTCTCTTAAAGAGTGCTGTCGTATAACGCTTTAAAAACATATCGTTATACACGTCAGCAAACGATTCAGGATCAACAGCGCTATAGCCATCAAATACTACGTAATTTCCTACACCAACATCCGTTAATGTTTCTGCGTGGAAGTTAACTCTATTTTTGTGACGACTGAATTCAATCATTTCATACACACCATTAATGTTACGATCAACTAAAGAAAGGTATTGCTTTGTTAACTCGTAGTTTACTAATCCTCCACCCGATATTCCACCTAGATCAAAAATATCATTTAAGTGTATCTGGTAATCAACTGACATAATTGACGTTCCAGAATTGGTGTTATCGACGTTGAATACATTATTAATTGAAAGAATGTTCGTATTAGCATCTATACTAATATAACCATTATCAATATCGGCTTGTGTAACTTGGTGTTTTAACAAGTTCCGCACAATGGCGTCACTATGAAATTCCTGATAAAGCTGAATTGCTTCATCAACTCGATCTTCCAACTGATCATCATCAACATTAACCTCAATAACTGGATGGCCTAATGCTCTTAAACAATAGTCTATAAGTTTTTGTCGTGTATTTGGTGTGGCCATAATTCTATTTATATACTAAATGCCCTTATATTTCTGGAGCAGAAGCATCGAATGTAACTCCAGGTGTTACGTGGATCTGCCCTTCTAAAACCCTCGTTACTACGACTGGTGACGAATCATCAGTAATGATAACATCATACACGTATCTTCCTGGTTTTAACGCAGCGGTTTGAGCAGCGGTTAAAGAAATTGTTATTTTAGATGTCGCAATATCAATGCTCGTTGTAAACGTAGATTTAACAGTGCCATCATACGACTTCGCGATCTTAGCTATAGCGATATAATTCGTAAGATCTAAATCGCCTGTTTCATCAATTACAAAAGTAAAGTTAGAACCCTGATCAATGAAAAGATTTGAATAAGTTGCCATGCTATTATCTATTTATAACTTTATCACTTTCGCTTGTAGACTTTCTTGCATAAACTATTACAATTCAGCGTCTTTTAATAAATTTATTGACGTACTTTCTAGGCACTATATAAGCGGCGCAGTATACTTCATCTATTTGTTTTCTGTACGATACTCGGTGCCGCCCATCTAAACAAAAATTATCATCTGTTACAACAATAGCGTCTTTACACACTCCTTCTTTTTTATAAAAATTAATGACACTTTCTTTTAGTGGGCTATCTCGGCATGTCGTATTACTAATATCGTAAATATCATTATATTCTAATACTCTTATAGCGTTGAGCGTAACAATTAGTGATTTTATATCAATATACTTATCTCCCGGTAAGGTATGATTACTGAATGTTTGCTCAAACACTGACATATCTCAAACCAATTGAAACTCTATAACCTGATTCGCACTCAACTTTGTGATAAGTGTAAGGCTCATGAGCAGTAAGTTCAAATGCTCTCAAGGTAATGCCATCAACAACGTCATATGTATCGATAAAGTCATCATCTAGAGAAAATCGGTATGAGAATTTAGACTTGCCTGTTGCATACGTTATGTAGAGTGTGTCTGACGGGTCATTAGAGTTTGTATGCTCATCAATAGCATCACCAGGTCCGTATATGAATTTACCACTTACTCTAAATCTTAATGAAGGAAAACATTTCTTTAATACTGGCAATAGGTCTATTATATCTGAGTCAGTAAGCTTTGCTAAAGATGCATTAATAGCATGAGGAGCGTTGGGGTCTACAGGGCCACTTCTTACAGTTTTCTCTAATCTATCATATACGATTTTAGGTGATAGTAATTTTAAAGCAGCTTCTAAATCTTCCGCGTGTTGTAATTTTGGTACACCTTTACCGTGTATATTATACTCCGTATATTTTGTTACCGTAGTGTTGCTCATAATCTATGTGTAATTCTGGACATGTAAGAGTGTCAATTTCTTGTATATTAGTGATGCTAGAGAAATCACTATTGATAAACGTGTTTAGCGATTCAATAGTCTCTGAAATGCAATTTACAATATCATCCTTTCCTAAAGCTGATGCTTCAACAACCATTTTTCTTAGCTCTCTTTTCCGCACTTCGATATCAAAGTTTAGTTCATTTAATCTTTTCGCTAATACTTTTATTTTATCATAGGTTAGCACTAGATCTTCGTCTAAACTACAACAATCTATATATTTTATATGTAATCTGTACTTCTTTAATGTCTTTTTAGTTAACAAAAGACACTTACCTCGTGTAGATGGTTTTTTTGCAGAAGTGGTGAACGCTAAATTTTGTGTTTTATTTAGCTTATGAATGTAGTGGTATAAACGCATAAGTTAGGTTGGAAGGTTTTCCTATTAACCGTTGTTATCAATTATCACGTGAAAAGGCGCATCAACATTAGATCTACTAATGAATGAAACGGTATTAGCATCATTACCTCCTCCGCTAGCGCCGTATGACGATAACGATACTGTCTCAACTACAATGGTCGTGTTATCAATTGTGCGAGCAGAAATATTTAGTTGCCCATTAAGCGTACTATTGGATGGTGCTTGAACGCTCCAATCACAAGCCAATGATGCAGCTGCTGTAGGCAAATTGCCCAAGTCAGGAACTGTTATAGTGTATTGGCCGGCTGAAGTTCTACTTATAGTGCATCCTTTAATGAATGTAGCAGTAGTACCGTCATGTTGCACTGTTATGTTTTGATGGCGACCCGCATCAACATAATCTTTAACTGCAGCAGATGTAGGAATGCTAGTGTCATTGTCGTTATTACTAATCCCACCGCTTTCATCTACAATGTCTACCTCAGAGCAATCTCCTGCTGAGGCACCGGTGTTGCCTATAAGTTTTTTTCCAGCAAGTTCCTGAAGCTTATTTAGATTAACAGAATTAGGATCATCGATTTTTTTAATGATGCCATTTGTCTTTTTCCTAAAATCGTTTAGCGTGTCGGACAATTCAACACCATCATTAGGTGAATTAAAATTATCGAAGTCTGTGTAGTCCATAGTAGTATTTATTCAGGTGTAAGTGATTCAACAAGACTTTTCAATTCCGCAAGTTGTGTTTTAAGCAAAGTGATTTCTTCTTCCTGCTTTCTCTGGTTTTCTCCACGTGCCTTGGCCACACGCCTTGCAGTATATGCCGAAGAATTGGAGTTAATCAAAATGCCAGCCTTATTTCTTATAAATGTTTTTTCCATTATAGTGTTGCTATTATTCTTAGATTCTTGATTTCAGGTGAGTATGTCTTATCACTAGATTTAAATAGTACCTTCACCGCAACTTCATCGTATTCTTCAGAAGTACTTCCTTCAAACTTAACTTCATTAAACCTGAAGTCAGTTGAGACTGGAACCTTTGTTCCATTGAGAGGATCTATTTTTGTCCACCCTAAAGCCTCAAATGGTGTATTACTATTAAGGTATTTGAACTTAGCGTAAACTTCAATTGATGTACTATCATCAGGTCTCATAGCATCAAAGTAAACATTAATCTGATCGGCAGGGGATGAAAGTTTAACGCTTTTACTAATGTAGCGTGCCATACACTCACCGTCGTCTCTCAACGTTTCAAATTCGCTTGAGTTATTAATTAGATTATCAAATGTAACAAGTGAAATTCTATCTAAATCAATAACCGGTGATATTTTAGAATTTGCCGTTGATAGCGTTGCTTGAAGCTTAAGCATATCATCACCTGAACCATCATGTGCGCTTGATGAATCGTGTGTTACGCGTTCGTCCGTGTAAATTAATTCTCCAGGATATACTGTATACGATTTATCATCTGCTACGTTCATCACATAATCAACACTAGATTCTGGAAGAAGCATATCTTGAATGATAGGTAAGTACGAAGATGCTTTCCAAACATCAACCTCGGCTGTGCCGGCAGCAGTTCCAGTAGGTGTTAGCGATTGAGCAGCATTTCCTATTCCTGAAATAGATGCGATACTTGTTGGACTATCCGTTGTGCTCAATTTGATAATTCTACTATAAGGAACTTCATAAAGATTTGAACCATCTTCTTCATATGTTATAGCGTAGTATGTATCCCCATCAGTTAAACCAGTGATCGCCGTGCCTCCACCGTCGTTGTACACTAAAGGCTGGCCATTTTGCATCTCAGCCATGCCATCTGGAAGAGTGATAGTGTCTGCTGCAGTAGTAACATTAGCAGTTGGTATATTAATATTGCCCGGACCTGCGATCGTAACAGTTGGTACGCTTGTATATCCCGAACCATTTGTTACTACCTCAATCGTATCAATCACTCCACCTTTACTTACGTGTGCCTTTGCGGTTGCAGTAGTTCCACTTGAAGGTGCTGCAATAGTAATTGCAGGAGCTCCTGTCAAATAGCCTGAACCTGAATCAGTAACATTGATATAAGTAACTTGTTCACGTTGAGGAGATAAACCACTAAAGATTGCATCCTGTGAAGATGTTGTAAAGTCAGCACGATTGAGTTTAAACTTCAGATCTTTATTTTGATCAGGCGTCCAAGTTGAAGCGTTCTGGGATTTAAGCATTACACCAAGATTAACATTCTTACTAATCTTTTCCTTATTTGCTCCAACGTCAGTACCACCAACTTCAGCGTGCCAAACACGATATCTTGCACTGTTCGATATAAGAACGATCGCGTACTCTATACCAGGTTGAAGATATATTGGTGTGTCAAATCTAAAGTTTGTTGTAGAAGCTGCACTCGTGGCATCAACGTTTACATCACTTGGACTCTTTAACACCTTCGATAAAGGAATAGTATTTTGTGTAGGAATTCCATTTTCGACTGATACAATGCTTAGTTCAACTGGAAGATTGGGATCTTTCTCTTGAAAGTAAATGTCAATTGAAGAAAGAAAAATACCAGTAGGCTCATTGCCAATCATAAACGTTTGAGCAACGGGATCTCTTCGTACTACTCGAGTTCCTACGAGTAAATTCCTTTGTTCGGTTAAGCGTGTTCTTTCTAAGACCAATTGTCGAGTTGAAAGAATTGTACGTTGTCTTGTCTCAAGAAGACCTTTAGCATGATATGTAGTTTCAGCAGACGATAACTCGAGAGTTCTGTTATTGTCTTCTTTATCAGTTAAACGAACTTGTCGAGAACCAGTACGGAATCGTAATGAATCATTATTCGGAATAACAAACCATCCTTCAACGTTACCCGCCGCATCGGAAATAATGCTTCCATCAGCACCACTAATTGAACTTTGCCCATCAAATCTTTCTATTTCTGTACTAGCATTACCAGCAACATCACCACCAAACGATACAAATGTTGTGGAATCAACTGCGTATGGTGTAATATTAACGTCATCAAAGTATAGATAGAACGTGGTATTTGGCTTAAGCATACTTCCTTTATAGAACACTTTGCGTGAGCGAATAAATGGAACAAAGGTGATGTTTAATATCTTATCGTCAATTACCTCTCTATTAAAGTTAGTAACAAGAGAAGTTTGAATACCTTGTCTTCTATCGCGTTCAAATATACCTACGTGGTCGTGTCTCCTTGTGCTAAATAATCGCTTACCGAATCGACGAGGATTACCGAGACCAGCCTGTGCACGTTGTGTAGGTGACCACTGTGATTCCCATTCGTTCCATTCAGTACCAAGTATGTTAGGGTTATTGGAAATTTCCTGAATCAGGGCTGAGTTGTCACCTTCAATATTTTCTATAATATCAGGAACAAAATTAACATCTTTCCATTCGTCACTTGATGGTGAAAGTTCAAGTGAACCACTCCATGTAGCAACGTCATAAGGGTTTACACTAATATGATCTGACGCATAAGGTTGATCAACAAGTGTTTGTTCAATGAAATCAAGAGTTACTGCATTCTTTCGTTTACCAGTATAAACAGGTGTAGTGTCTATAGTATCACCGTTCCACGTTGTTGTAGATGTTCCATCAGCAATTTGCATATCAGATGAACCATGAATATATTGCCACCTAGCGTTATCCGATAAGTATGTAGGTCGAGCAGTGAAATTTTCTCTATCAATAGCACTTCTATAACCTGCGCTTTTTACATTACCAACGCCGTGGCCTCTAAATGAGTCTGTTAGAATTCCGCTCTTGTATCTTGGACCAGAGCTATCATTCAATTGTGTTTCCGCAGCTTCTGACTCGAGTTGCGATAATGATGCGTAATACTCAAGAGATTGAATACGGTTTTCAAGAGAACCAATATCTTTCATTGTGTAGCGTCGGTTTTTAGCAACGTCTATTTCAATATCACCTAAGGAGTACACGTAACCAGGCTTGCTGATACGATAAAGGATAAGTGAATCACTTGGATTTTGAGGATACACTGGCTCTTTAGAAGCTACGCCTTCAATAAATTGTATATCACCAAGTTGATTTAGTGTAACGATGTCTTTACGAGGTTTGTAATAGTCAAACTTCACATTCACAATCGCATTTGGCTTTACACTTTCACCTTCTGTTGAAGTTAGAATTGAAGGTCTAAAGTCTAAACAATTGGAAAGTCTTAAGTCCTCATACACCGGAATATCTTCTAATGCCATTGCTACCGTACCATTAGTCGTGTATGAATTTGCAGAAAAGAAGTCACCCGCTGTGTGAATTTCAAAATAACTGAATGTAACAATAACTGACGCAGATTCAAGACTCGCAGGGCCTTTATAAACTACTTGTGAATAACCATACTGCGTATCGGATTGTCCGGTCACTAGTTCAAAATCGGAAAGTGATAATGTGTTTCCATCATGTGATACACTCTCAATTTCGTATACGTCAACTTTATCTAATGTAATTATGTCACCATTGTTTAGTGTACGAGTTTCAGTAAAGGTAGTTCCAGTTGTCTGTTTCTTAATACCAAGGTTTGCATCAGTTTGCACTGGCGCAAAAACCGTAACTGGATTGGCACTTGCATTAGATGCTGCACTTCCATCAGCTCTTACTAAAACAAGAGTTGCGTCAGATCCAGAAATCGTTACGTCTTTAACATATGTTTCACCTTCAGTTGAATCGGTCCCTGCACCATTTTGCATAATGACATAATCATCAGGATCTGTACTAATGAAAGAATCACCAGCACCGGCCGTGATACTAATTGTTGAAGAAGCGGTTGAGTTATCAGAGTAGCGTTTTTGTACAACATACGAAGTATTGGTTGAATCGATATCCTTAACATCATAGTCACCCATAGGATAAACCATACGAGAAAGATTATCACCAATCTCGTGAAGAACAAAACCATCAGTGTTTTCTAAATATGACTGGCCAGCTGGTGATGAAGCAGTGTGATCAACACATAAAACTGTCGCATCACTAAGAGTTTTATTTGATTCTAAAACTAAATCGTATATGTATAACCTTTTTGTTGCAACAGCCGCTTCAGGTGTAGCATCATTCGACGTTTTTACACCGCTATTTTCAATTGCTTGAATTCGGCATGTTCCTATAGATGTACCTGTTCCATCCTCAAAAAGTTGGTATGTATTAGCTGGGGCAAAAATGAAGTTGGTAAAATCTGCAGAGTCTAACTCAGCATCTTGATCAACGAAGGCACCTTCGATATATTGACCACGATCTGCTGAGAATTTGTATGCAGTTTCTGTTGCAACATCGCTTGACTCATTGCCTTTGTTTGCTACTACATCTTGCTTTCCTTCCAATTCAGTTCTATAACCTTGTATATATGCCACACCGGGTTCAACACCAATAACATATCTTTTAGCACCTTCGGTCGCTGCTGTAGTAACATCAGTTACGCCTGGAAGTAACGAATCTCCTGAATTGTAAATTTGATCATCAGTATATTTGCCTCTATTACCCGCTTCGTCGTTTAAATATTCACGAATTTCATGCTTAAATGGATTGACTACGTATGACCCACTTTCATCCTCTGTTCGTTGAGCAAGTGTTTTACCAAGTTCGCTATATTGTGTTCGAACAGATTGTGTTACTATATCTTCTTTAACATCTAGAAGAGTAATACGTTGTTGACCTTCAACGACAGTGGTGTCTGTCGAAGGAATAAATTTTAGATTTAGCGATATTTTATACCTATCTGCACCAGGCGCTGTAAGGTTTGGTTGGCCCGTGGCATTATCCAATAAACTTGTATCATCACCTGAAGTGATAATTGATTCTGTAATATCAAAGACTGCGTTACCTGTAAGCTTCGATGTTTCGCTACCTTTTACGTAAAACGCTTCAGTATTATCGGTAAATACAAAGTGACCTTTTACAAAGAATATTCCTGAATCTTGAAAAACCCCGCCATAGTAACCAACATCTTCTCCACTTGCTGTTTCTCTGCAAATACCTAACGTGTCTCCCGCTGATATATCTGTGCCATTAAGGCTAACGCTATCTTCACCTGTACTAAGTTCAATCGTATCGCCGTCATCAAAGAGAGTATCTGTACCGATATATTTTACATAAAGTCTATAGTAAGCGCCTGTAATCGCTTCGGCACCAAGCACTTTCGCTTTAACATTGGCTGTACCAGATAATTGAATTTCCTTTCCCTTTAAAGCACCAAGCTGTGCAGCGGTTAAATCTGTTGGTGAACTTGCACCAGTGAATTCAATTGGAATACTTCTAATACTTCCATCGTAAGTTGTGTAACCATCTAATACGCGATCGCCGTCTTTAAACACATGACGACCAAACTTATCAATTTGATCTTGAAGATTCGATTGAAGTTGGTTAAGTTCTCGTACTTGTACGCTGCGGCCAGGACGAAATAGTATTCTTAAGTAATTGTTTTCAGAAGAAAAATCGTCGTGATAAGGCGTATCAGAATATGTTTGAATGGGCATAAAATGTTAAAGTTGAATAATAAGTTTTATTTCCTCAGTTTGATCAGAAGATCGTGTAAAGGGAACGCGATTTTCATGGAAAATTACTTCACCGTTAATACTCTTTGTTGTGTTAGGGCTGTCAAGTGATGAGTATTCGCCAACTCCAATAGTGGATACACCCGTTGAAATTACATCGTCTTCGGAAAGTGTAGAAGAAGAATGCACAAGAATATCATCGGAACCAACTATTGGACTAAGGAAATTGACTTCTTCGTTTGTATTTTGATGATAGAAGATTGTGTCACTTTCATATTTATCAAAGTAAAAGTATGAAGTAACACCTGAACTTGTTTGCTTTAGAATGTCACCTGGATTAAGTGAAGCTAAGTTGGATGTATTTTCTCCACTTAGTGTAATCCATTTAAGAGCATCGTATGTTGTAGGTGTTAGTGGGTTGTCCGGAGAATCGAATTTACCAGATACACTACGATCAAAATTCTTAATTAAAGAAATCTGTCTAAATTTAAGTAATGGCGCATCGCCGCCTTCCTCATTTATAAAGCTGGCATTAACACCTACAAACCAAGTTGGTAAAACATCAATTGCATTTGCTGCGAATCCAGTACCCGGTGCGATATTAACTATTGCTTCTGCACCCGATCCGCTTGCGGTATCCACGATTTTAACTGTGCCATAAGCTACATCTTCGATAACATTGTTGTTCCAATAGTAACCGTCACCTGCTGTTATAGTTGGGCTTGTGGCTTCAAGAATATCAATACGTGTAATTGCGCCTGCGCTAACAACTGGCTTAAACTGAAAGTCTGATGTATCAATTTTATTACCATCAATATCAACGAGTGTAACATCAACTGTTGTTGTCCCAGAAGCATAGGAAGTACCTTGACTAGTAACTGAAATACTTGTGAGAAGACCATCCGTTTTATTTGTAGGTGTTGTAACGCTTGTTTCGCTTGGTTTCAATACTGGAACAAATTGGTTTGTTATTAATTTATTCGCTGCAGGAACACTCTGAACATGGGCCCAAACATAACCATCACTATTGTCAAACCACTCAAAATCATTACTGTGAGATGGTGCGGAGGTTGATGTAGCAACACTAGATGAACTAGTGTCCGGTGCTTTATTAGAAATACAAAGGTAGATGTTGTCATTATATACTGCACAACATGGATAAAGATCTCCTGTGGAATAAAACATATCATCATCTGCTTGATCGTACATTTTATATTTTCTGCCATTCGTCCAATTGTTTTTCGCAATCAATTGTTCAACATTCGCTTGTTCAATTTCTTTAATAGAAAATAGATTACTTAAAACATCTTTGTTTTCGTACACATGTGAATTAGGAGCTGGGACTTCAAAATTAACATCATCTTCTGCTCTTGCGCTGCTATCATTCTGCCAAGAATCAGTTTTACCAATTCCAACGCCATAAGCATTATTTCCTCTATATGGCCATGAGTCTTCATCACTATTCGCGGAAGGCGAATCAAAGTCGTTAGACGCTGATGCTTTGATGTCGTTGACTAAAAGCCGTGCTTGATTTCTACGGAAATCGTCTGTAATAATTGCTGCCATATTAGTAGTTTTTCTTTCTTAAGTTTATTTATATGTTTTCAAGTGTTATTTATTTAGTGATGCCACTTATTAGTCTAATTACTTAAAGGTTGATGCAAGAATAAGCAGGTCATCGACCTTTTCCTGCGACCAGCCAAGATAGGTTACCGCACCTACAAAAAGTGCGTTGTCAGATTTAAACTCAGAAGCATGCTCCCACCCGTCTTTAATGTTAGGGTCATCTGACCCATTGACCAATGCATCCACTGCGGCTCTATCTTCTGGTGATTCGTTCAGTGCTTGCCTTAGCTGGTAGTTTGTCACAGACACAGGCACAACTGGTGCAACCGCAGGAAATGGTTCTGGTTCTGGGAAAACATGACCTTCAACTGGAGAGAGTCCCATTGACTCTAGGAACTCAGCTTGAGAGTCATAGAGATCAATGTCAGCCT